ATCAAATTTTGTTGAGGAACAATTTGCTCCAAAAAACGCTGGTACATCAAAGCCTCAAAAAGAGACTCAGGAATCACAAATATTGGAACCTGGCGAGAATGAAAAGAATGATAGCCCAAAAGAGACAACAGAATCAAAGCAGTCGCCAGATTCAACTGACAAAACCGACAAAGCTTCAGGTGACGTAAAAGATTCTTCAAAAGTTTCATTGGCAAAGACTATGGAGAAGATAGACACTCAAGTCAAGGACATTGGAAAAAATTTACAATTAAAAAACCTAGTAAAAATAAAATTAATGTCTGATAATAGTGCGTTAGAAATATACAGTAAAGTTGAGTTTTATAAACCAAAAAATATTTATCTAGATCAAGCTAATATTCAAGACAACCGAATACTATATAATAACGTTACTCTTTCATCTTATAAACAAAAAGACCCCGTTTATCAGAAAGAAAAAGTGTTATTTGATATTAGACAAAAAAAGCGAAAACTGATAAGAGAGTTACAGATATTAAAAAATGGGTAAGATAAAAGAACAACTCGCAGGTGTCGCAGCATTGATTGGTGTATTAGCAGCAATCGGTGGTGGCTTTGTTAAATACGGTGAAGTCATGACAAGAATGAGTCAGATTGAAGACTCATTAAAAAACTATCAACCCTTTAATCCAGATGGACTTATCGGTGAGATGGGTAAACAATCTTCACGTATCGCAGTGTTAGAAAAAACAAATCAAATTTTAGAACTCGAAATCAAGGAGCTAAAAGCATCAAATAAAAATCCACTAGCAAACTGAAATGATTGATGCATTAATTTTTATTGCATCTATCATCTTGTTTTTAGATTATATGCATAAATCATACATTACAAAAGACCCTGAAGATCCAGAAACAAAAAAATGGATAGCAGAGATTGAGGCAGACAAACGAAGAGAAAAATTTTTTAACAAGGAGAAAAAAGATGAGACTGACAGAAAACTTTAACCTTCGAGAGCTTACAAAATCGCAAGTTGCCGAGCGTAACGGGATTCCAAACAATCCATCCAGTGACCACATTGATGCACTAAAAAAATTATGTGAGTCCGTTTTACAACCGATTCGTAACCATTTCGACTCCCCAGTGATTATATCCTCAGGGTACCGTTCCGGAGAGCTGTGTGTGCGCATTGGTTCAAAAATTTCCAGTCAACATGCAAAAGGCCAGGCAGCGGACCTAGAAGTAATTGGTGTTGATAATAAAGAACTTGCAACGTGGATCAAAAACAACATCGATTACGACCAGCTAATTTTGGAATTCTACAAAGAGGGAGAACCCACATCCGGGTGGATCCACGTGTCGTACGTCGGCAAGGAGAACCGTAAATCAACACTCGTTGCCTACAGAGACGAAGAGAATAAAGTTCAGTACAAACCATGGGGCTAAAACTTGATGGGATTAAAACAGCACTGGGTCGATGTCCATATTGTTTTGAAACCACTGTTTTAGTTTCTATTGTAACTGATTATTATCGTTGCTCAATGTGTGGAGAAGATATAAAACAACATATTAATGGAAGTATATCATATCTTCCTGTGAGTGCAGAAGACTTAGATTTTTTAAGAGAGGAATAATGGCAAAACGTAAAGCACTGTTTGGTGTCAACAACTTTGTAAAAAAGAAAAAACGTAAACGTCCAGGTCGTGTATCTAAGTCACCTAATAAAAGATACACAAAGAAAAGAAGAATAGGACAAGGTAAACCATGAAAACTAGACTGGGCCGACAAACACAAGGGTCAACTTTTTTACGTTGGTTCTTTTTTGTTAGTGCAGTCATTGGTGTTCTTATCTTAACTTCATTCACTCAACCCGAGTTTCAAGTTCTAGGTTGGGGTATCTCAACGGTTAGTTGTTTAGGTTGGGTGATGATTGCTATTCAAGACCGAGATATTCCACGTGCACTTATGGAATCCATGTATGCGATTATTGGTGTATGGGGTTTTATTAACTGGTTGAATTAAATTATTTCGCCTTCTTTATTTACACACCAGATAATATGCTCCATAATATTTATATCATTTTGCTTTAATTTTGCCACAATTTCATCTCCCACCTCTTCTGCTCTAGCATAGCACTGAGATGCTTTGTAGGTTGGTTTGTTTTCCTCCCAAAAATTAATACAACTCATCCCTGTTTTTACTTCTGGATCTTGAAAGCAAATTAAGGCAAAAATAAAGTACATCTTCATATTGACATTATCCTATAATTTAATATATACATTTATTAAATATGTATAGAAAGAGTATATAGAATATGACTGACATCACAAAGTATAAAAATGTCTCTTTACCAAAAGAAACATATAATCATATCACACAGTTACAAAGTGAGATGGTTCCTGACGCTAAGATTAGTCGAACTCAAGTTATTAATATCTTAGTAAAAGAAAAAGTAAGAAAATTAAATGGAAAATTAAGTGGAAAGAAAGGTAGAACATAATGTATAAGTTAACTGAAGAACAAAGAAAACAGTTGGTGAATTATCTTGCAACAAAACCTTACGCGCAGGTTGCAGCGTTAGTAACGATGTTGGTAAGTTTATCACCAATCAAGGATCAAGAAACAGCAAAGGAACTTGCATCCGAAACAACAAAAGAGGGACGCGAGAAGATAGCCAATCTTGCGATACAAAAACGAAACAATGCTCAAAATGATTTGTCCTAGTTGTCAAGGTAATGGATACATTGGCTCTAGTGTAGAGCCAGAAAAACAAAAAGATTGTATCGATTGTAACAATCAGGGCGAAGTTGAGATTAACGAAGAGAACCTTGACCGTTTAAAGAAT